ATTTACCCCAACGCTACTGTAATGACTCACCTTCAAAAAGTCATAATGGAAGAGGGTGAAGAGTATAGATCAAAAGAGCTCATTGAATTGGGTTCTGATATGAAAGAAGAGGAAGTAAAGATGATTTCCTTCTACTGTGATAAAACAGGGCTTGACGAAGAAACGGTAAAAGGACTTTGTGCAAAAGATACCTACCTGACAGCAGACAAGGCACTTGAATTAAAATTTGTAACAGAAATAGGTGCACCGATAAAAGCGGTTGCAGAATACACAAAACCAAAATCAAAAAACGATACTGACATGTCAGAGAAAAAAAATAAGTTTTTGCAATTCCTTGCAGAAACAAAATCAAAGATAAACGAAATCTTCGGCGAAGAAACCCCTGCCGTAAAAGCAGAATCAGCAAGCACTTCAGACGGGACAGTGATGTACTTCGAGGGAACTCTTGCAGAGGGTACAATGGTATTTTCCGATGAAGCAATGACAACGGCAACACCGGACGGCTCTTACACAATGCCGGATGAATCAACAGTTGAAGTTGCAGGCGGAGCGGTAACATCTATTACAGCAAAAGCAACAGCAGCCGTAACTCCTGAAGATGAAATCAAAGCACTTAAAGAAGAAAACGAAAAACTGAAAGCTGACTTAAATGCAAAAGCAACAGAGTTAACTTCTGTTGAAGCGGAGGCTACAAAAACAGTAAGTGACTTAACGGCTCGCCTTACAAAGATCAAATCTGAATACGTTCCAAAAACATCCGGCACTCAGATGAAATCTAAAGAAGCTCCGACAACAAAAGAGCAGATTCAAAAAGAAGTTGAAGAGAAAAAAGCAAAAATGGAAGAACTGCTTTCAAAAAAATAAAAACCAAAAAGACCTAACCCTAATTAAAAAATGAGAAAAATATTTAACCCGGTGCTAATGATTCAACGATCACCTGCACTTGTTGACCACAGCGCATTGACGCTAGATCCCGTAGGAATACAGGCTGTAAAAGATATGTTGTTTGAAGCGAAATTCGTTTCAGCTCCATACAAAGACATCTTAACGATTGTACCGGGTATTAAACAAAAAACACAGATCGTAATCTCTGGAAACTTTGACGGTCTATTGGGTGCGAACAGAGAAAATTGCGACATCACACCGGATGCAGGGTCAATCACATTGACTCAGGACTATTGGGACTTAGCAAAAATTGCGGGTCGCCTTGAAGAGTGTCACGACAATATCAATGCAAGTACATTCTGGAAGCAATTTAAAAAGCCGGGCCTTGCAGGATATAATCTTGAGGGAACAGAATATGAGGCGTATGTACTTGAGCAGTTTCAAAAATATTTGACCGACGACATGATGTACCGTTTGTTATTCCTTTCAAATACAGGAATCACAGAAGGCGGAACAAATACATTGAACGCTGGACAGTTGAAATATTTCAACAGTTTCAATGGCTACTTCGCGCTACTTGAAGCAATCGCAACAACAACTCCGGCTCGTAAAATTACAATTACAGAAAACGCAGGGGCAAATTATGCAGCGCAAGCATTTGCAGCGGCTTCTCCTACGGTTCATCCGGTTGAGGATTATTTGGCTCAGGTTTACGCGGCGTGTCCTTTAGAGGTTCGCGAAGCTGCTGATGCTGAGTTCTTAGTTTCTCAAACTGTTTTCGATCAATTACGCTTAGAGCGTCAAGCAAAAACAAATCTTGAATCGGCTTATACTCGCCTTGAAACAGGAATTAAGCAATTAGATTATCAAGGAATTCCAGTTCGCGCACTTCCGGTTATCGACCGTCTATTGAAACGTCACTTTGATAACGGGACTAAAGTTGAGAACCCTCACTTCATTATCCTTATTCAGAAGTCACGTTTGATGTTAGGTGTTGAAGACGAAGGTTCGATTAGTGAGTTGTCATCTAAGTACGATGATTACCACGAAACACTTGTGTTGAAGTTCGCAACATATATGCAGCCTGCTATTCCAATGAAAGCAGAAGTTCAATTCGCACGCTAATAAACAGAAGGACAAAAAGATGAAAAAAAACTATCTATTCGCCCGCCACTTTAAAACGGTCGGCGAATTCAAAAACGGACTTCTGAATCGTGGTTGTGGTACAAGTATCACAACGAACGTACTGGCTCGATGCGATGCCTTCAATGGTATCAATACAATTGTACGGCTAATTAACCGAGATGACATTGTTTCTTATACTGCGGGTACTCCCACGGTAGTAAAGACAGCGATTGTACTTGCGGCAAGTAAGCTGTTCATGAAGTATGAAGGCATCCGTACTTCGCAAAGTTGCAAATTCGAGACAATCGAAAAGCCTTTGAAAAGTTTCTACTCTCACCAGGTTGAATTGATCGTTACAAAAGCAGACGGCGCAACCGTTGCACAACTTGAGGCTGGCGTAACAACTAACCTTGTTGCACTTGTTGAATACTTGGACAAAGGAACTGCCGGAGAAATGAAGTACGAAATCTTCGGAGCGGAACAAGGAATGAAAATGACTGTTACCCGTGACTCGAAAGATGCTGATACAGGCGGAGCGTTCAAGGTTACTTTGAAAACTGACCCTGAAAGACTAGAGCCGCACATGCCGTACAAGTTCTGGATAACAGACTTGGCGACAACGGACGACTTAGTTGTTGATTACACGACTGCGTAAATGGTTGGTATGTTTTAAATCAATAGGGGCGACTTCTTGAAAAAGTGGTCGCCCTTTTTACTACCAATTAAAAAATAATTAATGAGAACCATAAAGGAAATTATAGAAGCAGGACTTGACGCTATTAAAGAAAGCGGCAAGGTGAACGGCTTATTATATCATGATTTTATTTATGGCTTCAATCAAACTTTTCCGAAGACTCCATTTAATCCCAGATGCGGGAACTGTTTAGCAGACGCATTTTATGCCTTAAAAACAAACTATACCAATAAAAATATACCAATGGAAACTATTAATAAAATAGAAACTCAATTTCATATCGCAAACGACGGAGTGCCTTATGTTGACAAACTAGGGCTTCATGTAAGCAATACAATTCTTTCAGATGACATCGCATTTAAGATGCTGAACATCTCTGAAAACTTCGCTGCCATATTCGATAAGAAGCCAGTAGACTGGAAAGAACAGTTAGAGAATTGGAAAGACGAAAAAGCAAAAAGCAAAATAAAAAAAGAAGTTGAGCCGGAAGTAAAAGCTCCTGAGGCAGAAGCTGAACCCGAAACTTCAGCACCAAAACAAAACAATTTCAATAAAAAGAAACGATAAGTAAGTGTTAGTCACTCGAAGTAAAATACCGCAAAGAACCAATTCGGCTGCAAGAAAAACGCCTGAAGGGATATTACCATTTGATGATGGTAATGATTTCCCGCAATGGTGTATTGACCTGCTTTACTCTTCAGGAGTAGCAAGCTATTGCGTTGATTTGTGGTCACGTTTCATTGAGGGTCAAGGCATGACAGATGAAGCCTTTTACCGGGCTGTTATCAATAGTGAAATGCTGACTGTGGATGAACTTCTAAGATGGATTTCACTTGACTATGCACGCCACAACGGTTTTTGTATGCATGTTAATTACGATGCGACCTATAAAATTACAGAGGTAAGATATGTTCCGTTTCGTGATGCAAGGCTTATTCACCCGGATTCAGAAATAAATCAGGGTAAGATAGCGGTGTATGATGATTGGGGTCGTCGCACAAGAAAGAATATTAAAGCTGAAGCGATTCAGTACATAGATAAATTCAACCCTGACCCACTTGTCATTGAAAAACAAGTTGAGGCTGCAGCCGGATGGGAAAATTACAAAGGGCAAATTCTTTGGTTTTCTGCAATGGGAAAAGATTATCCTTTACCAATGTATGATTCGGTTCGTGAAGATATTGAAACAGACAGCCGTATTAAATCTCACAGACGGAAAAAATCTGCGAATGGATTCAATGCTGACTACCTGTATATCACAGGAAAATTTGAAAGCGATGACGACAGAGAAGATGCGCAAAGCAGCCTAGAAGATAATATGGGTGACAGTGCAGCCGGGAATATTGTCTTTGTCGAAGTTGAACGCAAAGAAGATGCGCCAACACTTGTGAAGATTGACAAGGCAGATTCTAAAGGAGATTTCTATTTAGTGAACGAAACCGCAGTTCAAGGTAACATCAGAAAGCGTTTCGGAATATTGCCGCCGCTTGCAGGTGAAGCAATTCAAGGAATGGGGATTTCTCAGGCAATTACTGAGGCTTCTAATTTCATGAATGGAATGACCTCAAGAGAAAGACGTAAAGTTGAAGAAACGTTTAAGCGGGTATTCACTTTGTTTTCAGATCCGGCTATCAGTAAGACAAAAGATTTTTCAATTATCAAATTACAATTAACAGAGTTGCCTATGATAGGTTTTGCACCTGAAAAACAACCCGCAGCATGACACTACTCATAGGCAAATCGGATATTCAGGAATTTAAACAGTTCAGTACTCATACGCAAAGTGAACGCTATGAGCCGTATATCAAAGAGGCGCAGACCTTTGACTTAAAACCTGCGCTTGGTGGTGTGTTATATGTTCAGTTATTAAAGACGCTGCATACCGAAAACATTACAATGACAGTTGTAATAACGGCGGGTTCATTTGCGATCAATGATATTGTTACGGGAAAAGAAAACGGAACAACTGTTGCCACCGGAAAGATTACTGCGATAACGGGCTTGACGTATACCGTGCAACCATTAACCGGGAATTTTCTGAATGCAGATTCTATTTCGGCAACTACAAATACGGCAACCATTTCGACTAAAACATTCGGGCCGTACTTCAAACTGTTCTATGGAACAGAGTACACTAACTCAAATGACGAAGAAATAATTTACGAAGGCATTCGCCCGGCGTTAGTCTATTGGATGCACGCAAGGTTTACATCATCAAATAACAGCACATCGACCCCAACGGGTGAATACACAAAGAAAAACGAATTCGCTTCTCAGTTAGATGAGGCGGGAATGTCACGTAAGGTGAACAGCCTAATGTCGGGAGCAAGAAATTACTTTGAAGATGTAATCACTTACATTAAAAAAATGAATCTTTAAACTGAGGTATATCTATACCACTGCGGAACAAAGTTAAAAC